TCACCACGCATCTTGGATGGAACGATGGCCATATCCTCGTCAATCAGGCAAATTCACAATTCTTTTGGTGGGCTGACATCGGCACAGGCATCTGGGACCCGAACAACTCCGAATCCCCGAACGCCGACATCGACAAGCTGAAGGCTCTTGGCGTGGGCTGGCGTGAAATCCTGTTGATTGGCACCCGTTCGACCGAGTTCTGGTACAACACAGGTGAGACTCCCGGTACCTATCAGCGCATCGAGGGCGCATATATCGAGCGGGGCATCTCTGCGCCCTACTCGCTTATCCTCGACGATAATACATGGTTCTGGCTCGATCAGGAGCGCAATTTCATTCGTCTGGAGGGACGCAACCCGAAGATCGTGAGCGTCCCCGTCCACACGATCCTGTCTGGCCTCGCCGATGTGTCGGATCTGGTGACGAGCCGGTTCCAGTATCTCAATCGGCGGTTCATCCTGCTTTCGAGCCGGGCGAACAACATCAGCCTGCTTTACGACATCACGAAGGATGCTTGGTACCAGTGGGGAATCTGGAACGAATCTACCTCGGATTACGATCAGTGGCCGGTTCACTCGGTAGCCTACTCGACCAGCACGAACACCTATGTGACCTTGAACAATGATGGTTACATGTACACCCTCGGCGGGAACGCCTCGGATGCCCGGTTCTGCCTGCGCTCGGCCCACATCAGCCACGGCACTTACAACTGGAAGCTCTGTCTGTCGCTGACTCTGCGCCTCAAACGCGGATATCTGACCACCGATCCAGTCTCGGTTCTTCGAGTGCGTTGGCGGGATGATGGTGAGCAGACGTGGGGCAACTGGCACACGATCCCGAACGACCTCGGGGAATACACGAACGTGGCAAATCTGTGGCGTTGTGGTCGCTATCGGACCCGCCAGTACGAATTTATGCAGAGTGACGCCAACCCGTTCGCTCTGGTGAATGTGGTCGAGGACGTGGAGCCCGTTGAATGAGTACCATTCGAAGACCGCCCGAGATTGGCCAACGAGAGTTCGATCGCTGGAGTTTCGAACTTTGGCGGCGGCTCAATGACACCTCCCTGCTCGGTTTGGCGTGGGATTCCATCAGCAAGGCCGGTTCGGCTCTGTCGGACATCGAATCTCGTGCCCATTCGCAACTGACCAGCATCCTCGGCTTCGATCCCACCAGCCCCGATTCGGTGAAGAACAAGCACATCTCGAACGCCGATGCGATGCGCTGGGAGGCCGCCGCGAACTCGGTTTCCGGTGCCTCGGGCACCGGCACGTTCGCAGGGCCGACTGGTGTCGTGGTGACCTTCACTGAGATGCCTGACACCGAGTACCTCGTCGTTGTGTCTGCCAGGTCGAGCGGCTCGGGCCACAACGGGGATATCTGGTTTGCGCCCATCGACGAGACTTCAGCCCGCATCTACAACTCGGGCACGGCAGGAGGAACCTTCAGGTTCAAGGTGCTAAAATGAAACAGACTCGACTGCTGGTACTGATCCTTCTGACGGCCGTTGGCGCAGTGGCGGCGGCCGTCACCCCGCCGACCGACCTCTCCCTGCGCGGGATCGTGGAATGGGTGGCGGTTGGAGGCCACGTTGCCAGTGGTACCACTCTGCCCACAGTCGGGCCAGTCGGCACTCGATTCACTCGGCTTAACGCCCCGACGAAGCCGGTTGAATACCGTAGCACCGGGTCTGCTTGGTATCCCATGTGGACTTGGAATCACCGTGATCTCACAAATCTCAGTTACGAAATATCAGGGCATGGCATCGTGCCTCCTTCCTTCGGCGGTACCGGCGGGGCAAACGCTTCGGAAGCCCGGTTCTATCTCGACGTGTTTTCCAAGGCTTCCACGACTGCCCTGATTGACGATCTTTCTGGTGTCACGGCCTCCCCCGCCGCTCGCGCGGTCCTCGACGTTTACAGCACGACCGAGGTGGATAACAAGATCGCCAACACGATTGGATATTTGCGGTATTATGTTTCTGCGAGTGCGACGGATGTCCTCGGATACGGTTCTCTTTCCGTCCTTCCTGAATCTACTGGAACTAGTTACACCTCGCCAGCCCTCGCTACAACGACCCTTACAGCAACCACGGCTCGCATAACCGCTTCCGGTTCTCCGAATATTGCGCAGACGGTCGCAGGCGACTTTCCTTTCACCGTCACTTGCAAGAAGACAGGGACAGCCGACGTGGCCTTTCAGGTGACCTTGTGGAAACGTGATCTGGCAGGCAACGAGATCGAGTTCGCTTCGAGTGCAGTCAACATCATCTCGAACACGGCTCCCCAGCAACTCACATTCAATACGACCTCTCTGACCACGCTCAACTGGGCCGCCACAGATCGTCTGGTTCTCCGTTCTTATGTGGCTCGCACCGGGACAGGATCGAACCCCACAGTTACCTTTTACTATGGTAATGGATACCAGTCATTCATCACTCTTTCGGTCGGTGCGAACGGTGTTTTCGCCCGTCAGGATTTGTCGAATGTGCCGCCCGTGGAAGGCCGCGCATCTCTTGGATTCCCTGATTCTACGGGAAAACCCGGATATGTTCTCTCTGTGGGAACAGACACCTCAACTCTTGCGTGGTCTGCTGGCGAATTTCAGAGAAGTATGGTGGTCTGGGATGAAATGAATCTTCGGTCTGGAACCCATGCACAGACAGAGTTCGCATCCTCTTCTCTCACGATGGCGCGTGTTCCCGGCCGCATGAGCGACTATCCTTCGACTCGGATGAACGAGTTTATGCAGGGGTTTTCTCTGCAACTGAGTGACTTGGGAGGTGGCATCTATCCTGCTTCTGGTTCATATCTGTGCGCTCAGAAGGACCTTGGAAGTGTGAAGACTTGTAGTCTCGACAAGATGCTCACCAAAGATACTGGCGGGTTCGGGACGGTCACATATGAATACCGAAGTTCCTCGGACGGGACTGCATGGAGCGCATGGACAACCTTGGCTCCAGTTACTCTGATGTGTCGGTATCTAGAATTTCGGGTGAAGTTGAATACATCCGATTCAGCCCAAACTCCTCGAATTTCCGTTCTAACCGAGACTCTCAAACTAGCCGGTCTGGATGTCTACGGTACCAATTCTCCTGTTTATGCCGCAGATAATCCTGTTGGTACATGGATCGATTTTGGATATGCCTATATCGCCCAACCTTCCATAACTGTTTCTGCGATTGGATCGGGAACCACTGCTGACATCTTATCGGTATCTAGATTCGGGTTCCATGTCCGAGTTCGCGACCTATCTGGTGCGTCTATGAATGGCATGATAAACTGGACTGCAAAGGGGTATTGAAATGAAAAAGTCCTTGACCTTGATGTTTCTACTCTGTGCGGCCGCGGGTTTTGCCGCCTACGACGCAACCAAACCTGCGGATACAGAACTGGTATCAGACGTACCTGCGGCGGTGCGGGAGAACTTTCGAGCCTTGAAGGAAGATCGAGGAGTGGATGCCGGGTATCTTGAAGGTGCCCGATTGGCCTCGATCACGGGGCAGATTCCGAACAATGCCTCATTTACTCTCGCTGGACTCTCAGAGAAATCGTACTGGTCGCTCACCGGCCTTCCCACGTTTGGCACTATGGCGAGTGAGACGGCCACCACATATCTGAAAGTGGCCGATCTGCCGCCATATCCCACCAACGCCTCGTTCACTCTCGCGGGGCTCTCAGAGAAGTCTTACTGGTCGCTTACCGATCACCCGACATTCGGCACCATGGCGAGTGAGACGGCCACCGATTACCTGAAGGAGGCAGACGTAAAATCGTTTGAGACTCTCGCATCTGAGGCGACCGGCAACGCCACGTTCTCCTACACGTTCGATGTGGCGACTCTGACCATCAATGGAGAAGACGTCCTCGGAGACGTCCAGTCGGCCCTCGCGGGGATCATCGGAGAATAGCCATGAAACGATTCATAACTTGCGTTTTCGTTTTTGCCTGCGCTTCCGCGTGGGCTGCCACAATCGCGAATCAACTGACTACTCTCGATGGAATTAAGAACGACATCAAGGCTGCTATTGAGGGCAAGGGACAGACGGTCACAGATGCGTTTTCCTCCTACGCTCCGGCAATCGCATCCATCACGACCGGCGGCGGCGGCAGGAATACCTCAGATACAATTATCCTCTTCAAGTGGGGTAGTCGAGATTGGACGATAGCCTCCACTGCATCCTCTGTGGCATACTATGAAGACATACCGGGTCTGGCCTCCGCAATAACAGATGTGTCTGGTACGGCTGTTGCCAGCTATAATGCCGAATTGATCCCATATTTCCGGTCGCTCAACATGGCTGGAATTTCCAACACGTTTGATCGCATGGCCACCTTCACACGGGCTACCCCGAGCAGTGTCGGCACTTTTACTGCGCAAACCGTGTCTGCCGTAGAAACTTATCGCTTTGGCGTCCTCAACTTGCCGACAGGAATGTTACTTGGGATACCTCGGGTATATTGGGCACTGTCCCTATACGACCCAGTTACACATAAATCGGCGGCTGCCCCATATGGTGGCTGGGTTGATTATGGTTTCTGGGGTGGGACTACGACAAAAAGGGGTATAACTCTCCTGTCCCCGTTTAATAGTGATTATATTGGACTTTATAATTCCCGCACCAATACGTATGTAAACGGACCACTTGCGGAGACTGAGGATAGATGTTTTTCCGGGGCTCTGAACCTTCAAAATGGGTTGGTATACTTAAACCCATATCTCTGCGACTATGTGGGCCTTTACAACGCCGATACCAATACTTATACCCGTGGCGCGTATTTAGGAGGAGACTGTTGGGAATCCTTCCAGTCCAGCGTATTGATGAGCAATGGAAAAGTCTTTATGGCCCCGAATAACTCTGGTGGAAAGTGTGGATTATACGATCCTATTGCAAATACTTATACAGACGGCCCAGTTATGGATAGCACCAGCGCAACGTATTGGGGTTGTTGTAACCTTTCCAATGGCTTGGTCTGTGCCGCCCCGAACAACGCGAAATATATAGGGTTGTATAACCCCGTGACCAATACATATACCCGAGGCCCATATGCCGCTGAGGCGGTATTTTCAGATGCCATTCAGTTGACAAATGGTTTGATCTGTTTAGTGCCGTATAATCATGGATATATAGGTCTATATGATCCAGTAAAGAATACCTATTTAGACGGTCCTGCTGTAACTTCAAATACATTTGCTGGAGGAAAGTTGACTCGGCTTGGCGAGGTCTTTATGGTTCCGTGGGGGTATGCCCAACCTGTTGGTTGGTACAACAATGGCTTCAAACCTGTGCCAATGGATGCTCTTTTGCATCCTTTGATAAATCATTATTGAGGTGAAGTATGAAAAAGATCGTTCTTCTGGTAATGGTACTGTGTGCTTCTATCGCTTTTGCGGCCATGACTTCCAAGACCGTCTCTATCCCTGCCGGGGACACGTGCAATCTTGTAGAGGAGGTGCCGTGGCCCGTAGATGCCGCCTGTGCTCGATTCAATCCTCCTGCGAAGGTGAATGGCACACTGTCCACCTTCATCGGATTCTGTGTCAACTCCACCGTCATGGTTGAAGGCCCAACCACGGTTACTCTGGAATATGGCACGCCTGAACCCAAATAGGTTCACTGATTGCGTGGATTGCCTTCTCGGGGTAGTCTTGAGATAGGAAGGAGTAACGAATATGGGACTGTTTGATTTTATTACGAAGCCCTTGGAGAAGGCGTGGGATGACCTCAGTGGCAACACTGCCCGCCGAACGCAGGAAAAATACATGGCCCAGTCGAATCAACAGGCTGCAAACGCCATGACGACGGCTCAGGAAGCGGCCGATAAGGAACTCGACTTCCAGAAGATTCTTGCATATTTCCAGATGCGGGATGCGGCCCAGCAGGGCAACCTGTCGAACACGATGGCGGCCCAGAATCTCGCTGGTACTCTTGCGGGCCAGCAGCAGGCGGCCAACCAGTTCGCCCAGCTATACAACCAAGATCTCACGAACAACCTGCCTCAGATGCAGGCCCGCCTCGGAGCCCTTCAGGCCCTTGCTCCGCTTATGCAGATGAGCGGGCTTCAAGGGTATCAGTTGCCAACCTCGCTCGACACGACCAAACTGACGGCTCCCGACATCGTAGGTCAGTTCAACACTCTTTCAAATATGTACCAGAACCAATATAATCCCGCCGGAACTCAGGCACAACAGGCACAGGAATCGGCCGATTTCTTGCGGGCCATGGCCGACCCGGCCGCCTTCTTCGCCCAACAGCAGCAGGGCGCAACCCTTCCCTCGCACACTGGATCACCCCGAAGGCCGATTCGTGCCTCGGCCCCCGCCGGTTCGATCCGGGTGCCTCCGGCTGGTACGCAGGGGGCAACTCCCGCACCGATGGTCACGCAGGTGATGCCGCAGGGATCTCCGCTCACCCCGTATTCTCCCACAACCTCAACTCCAACCATGACCTCGCTTCAGGGCCTCACCAGTCCTGTACAGGGTTCCCAACTCGAAACCGATCCGGTCTACCAGTTCCGCCTGAAGGAAGCTCAGAGGGCTCTTGCCAACCAACTCGCGGCTCGCGGGCAGGCGGTCGGAGGGGTGGCGACTCAGGCCAACACGAATCTCGCTCTCAGCATGGCGCGTGACGAGTCGAACGAGAAATACAACCGGCTGATGAACCTTGTGAACATCGGTCTCGGTGGACAGGGCTCCCAGATGGGCACGAACGCCGGGAACCAGCTTGCCCGCATGTACCAGCAGGATGCGGTCAATACCGGAGCGGCCCTCCAGAACATCTCGCAGGCTCAGAACGTGGCTGCCCAGCAGCGGTCGGGCATCTACTCGAGTCTTGCCAATGCCTACGGCAATGCCAATGCGACCCGTGCAAACGCCATGTCGAACTACCAGAACTCCCTCGCCGGTAATTATCAACAGATGGGAAACTGGGCGGCTCAACAGCCTTCCGGCCTGAGCAAAGTCATCGACCTCGGTACCAAGATTTACGGAGCATCGCAGGGTTTTAATTCCGGTAGCCGATCAAGCCCCTTTGGCTACTTCGGAACCAAGGGCGATTGGAGCAATCCTTTCAGTGACTTCGAGTTCATGAATTACCCTGCGTCGTAAGAAGGAGAAGCACAATGGCAACCGTCCCTATCAACACTGACATCTATCAGTTCGGCCAGTGGGCACAGCCGAACACCCGCAACATCGGTGACTCTCTGCTCGATCTGTACCGGATGAAACGTGAGATCGAGAAGGACAAGATGGATCGCGAAGAAGCTCGCATGAACATGGACCTCCAGAAACTATCCATGCAACAGACCCTCGAAAATGCCAAGAAGGAACGCGAGGGCCAGAAGGCATTCGCTGAACTGATGAAAGGCCAGACGGTCGAGAAGCCTGTCATCACTCCCGGCTCGGTCATATCTGGTCTGACAAGAGGGGCGGGAGCCTTGGGAAGCATGTTCGAGAATGTCACACGGGGGTCGTTCCCACAGACTCCTCCACAGATGCCGTCTCTCAGCACCACACAGCGGACTTTGAAACCTGTCGATTTCAAAGATCCCGTTATTCAAGCAAAGTTGGTTCAGATCCTTGCCTCCATGCCCTCGAAGGCAGGCGTTCTCGATGACGCTCTTCGTGCGGCCATGGCCCCTGAAAGCCGAACTCTTACCCCCGAACAGCGCATGGAAGAACTCAAGTTCAAGGCTGAAACAAAGAAGGCTCTCGAAACACGCCAAGCGCAACTGCTTCAGCAACTCACAACGCAGAAACTGGATGCCAGAGCCAAAGAAAGCCTGCTGCACGATCTTCGAGCGTTTACTTCAGCGAGTGCTCTACTCGATCAGGGCGCGGATAGAAAAACAGCCCTTGAGTGGTTGCATGCTACCCTCAACGCGCCTATCAAAGAAGGGCTGATGAATGGGCAGGCTATAGTGGGCACCGTTACAATCAATCCCACAACCATGCAGCCGGTAATCAATCCAATCAAGCTGGGCGGGGGTCTTCCGGCCAACTCTGTTGTTGAACCTGCGGGGGGCACCCCCTTCACTCCTGTCACAGACTTTGGAGCTACCGGCCCCGGCATGCAGATTCCCGAAGACGTGTTGGCCCAAAGGGATGCAGCCCGTGCCGCCGCAAATGATTCGCAGGCACTCTATCAGGAGACACCGGGAGAAGGTGCGCCTGCTTCAGGGTCCGTCCAGACTCCTCCGGCCACAGGAACGGAAGTTCCAAAGGCAGGGGTTCTTCAGCCCATGCCGAAGGCTGCCAAGGGGGCTCTGACAGAAAAAGATTTGCAAAATATCCGGATGTATTGGGACCGGGATACCGGCAAAGCGATGCAGACCGCCTTGAGGGATTACCGTCGCGTCGAAGAAACCATCAAGACAATCGAGTACAAAGCCTCTCGGGGCGAACCAGTTGCACTCGATCAGATGGCGGCATTCTGGGATGCCATTCGAGCCATTGATAATTCCGTTGTTAGGCCGGGCGAACTTCAACTGTTTTATCAGGCTCAATCCATCTATGACACTTTCAAAAATAGGCTCTCCCGCATCGAAAACGACCCTGCTCAGGTCCGGCTTCTTACCATGCAAATGTCCCGGGATCTTGCGGCTATGGGCCGGAGAGCCTATCGAGCCACATACGACGCATACGAGGCTCGGAAGGAAGGATTTGTCCGGCAATTCGCCCCGCCGTATGTCCAGAGTGGGCTCATTGATTCGGAAAACGATTTCCTTGCGGCTCTCAATGAAGCCTATAAGCCCGAAGGCGTGCCGATGTTCGAACAGGGGGGCAAAGCCGCCCCGGGTAATCCTCCTGCGGTGGAGGCCGGTATGTCTACTCCGAAGTGGACGAAACTGAGCAACGGATCGTGGGCATGGGTCAGCCGTGATGCCAATGGCAAACCCTATATGATGGGGGGAAAATAATATGGGAAACTGGGCACCTATTGATGAATCTCAGATCTCCGGGGATCAGGAAAACGCTTCTGAGCCGCGGGTTATCCTGCGGAAAGATATCGGTTCGTGGACGGAACTGCCCTCTGGTATAACTCCTGAAGAAACCGTTGAGAAAGCTGTGCGCGAAGGTCCTCGGCAAGCGGTAGAGGCTGCCCGGTCGATCTGCCCGACGTGGGCAGGTGTTGGCGGTATTATGGGTGGTGTTGCTGGAGGTGTCGCTGGGTCTCCTTTCGGTCCTGCCGGTGTTATCGCTGGATCGGGGGGAGGGGCAGTACTGGGTTCCAACCTCGCCCGCTCCATCATGACACCCGAAGAATACTTCGAGCGGCCTTCTGGTGACATCGTTCGCGAAGAACTGGTCAATGCCCTTTCCGCCGCGTTTCCGCTCGGCGGGAAGGCGTTCCGCTCTCTGCTAGGAAAAGCAGTCGGACCAAAGGCTATGGCAGGTCTGCGTGGTCTGCTGGCCCATGCGACCGGTACAGGCGTCACTGCCGCAGGCACCGGGCAACTCCTCAACGTGGCTACTGGACGACCCGTAAGCAAGGGGGAAGCGGCAATCGAAGGCATCCTCGGCAGCACGTTTGAAGCACTGCCGAAGGCGTTCGAGGTTGCAGGTGGCCCCACCGATTTATCCTCCCCCGCCGGTAAGGCGGCGGTTGAGATGTTCGGAGAAGCCGAAGCGAAGCAGATTCCTGCTGGTATCATGGCGGCCGAAGGTTCTGCCCTGAATCGCATGATGCGGGTCATTGGACGTGGTGGGTCGTCTTCCAGCATGAGAACTGCCGCTGAAGGGCTTTACGACATGCTCGATAAGTACAGGAAGAATACTATCACCCCGCCTCTCTCGGAAATCTCAACTGCCCAGAACGCGCCTCGAAGCGTGGGTCAGGTGCTCAATGATGTCAGAATGGCGGCTCAGGCAGAGGGTGGTCGGCTCTCGACGGCTCAGGATACGGCTGTCTCCAACCTGATAGGTCCAGATTTGGCCGCCGCCCAGAAACCCGAGGCTTCAACCCTTGTCGGTACCACTCGATTCATGAACGAAACTGAAGCCAATAAAGCGGCTGAATCCGTCATGTCTGCGGTTACCCCCGGCCGGACGGCGGATGTTTCTGGCAGCGATATAGCTCCCGTCAACATCATCAAAAACGCTGTACGACAGGTGGGTGAAGACCTGAATACCCTTTCGTCGCATATCGCGGCGTGGGGCGGCAAGGACCCCGTCAACATGGGTGGAGTATGGAACAACGTGGACGACCTGAGTAAAGAAGTTCTCACGTCAATTGCTCCCCCGAATCCGCATTATGCCAGCACTATCGGCCGCATAGTTGAAAAACGGAAAGCCTACTCTCGGGCAGGCAAACAATTCACAATTGCAGATCAGCTTCAAATGTCGAAGGAGCTTCGGGAAGCCATCGACGGGCTCGACCCCCGCGCATTGCGGGAGAAGAGAAATCTTGTACTTCTTCGTAACCAGTTGAAAGATGAGGTGCGAAAGAACATCGACTCCGCCGCCAATGCGGTCAATGACCCCCAGACGGCCAAGTCCCTTCGGGATATGTGGGACGGTCTGAACCTCGAATACGCCAATGGCACCCGTGCGGCCGAAGCGTTCGAGGCGGCATCTGAAGGCGGGCTCATCAATCCTCAAAAACTGATGAATGAAATGGGTGCCCGAGCCTCTGAAATGGATCAGATCATGGGTATCGGCGCGATGGATGCGGCCACGAGGCTGTCTACCAATCCGGCGGCAAATCTGTACAACAAACTTCCCGCAGGTGGCGAAACTACGGCGTTGTATAGGGCTCTCAAAGAGGGCAATCCGGCCGCATGGAAGCTCATCAAGGGCCAACCGGGCGGCGAAGAATGGGCTATCAGAAGTTTCCTCGATGACTCGATGAAATCCAAGAAAACCACGACCGGAACAGCTCAGGTCACTGAACGCCGATATGACTTGTCGAAGATGGTCGAAGAGAACCGGGACTTCTTCGACAACCTCAGCCCCAACGGCAAGGGCCTGCTTCAGAAGTGGATCGAAAACCCCGCGATGCTTGAACCGGCAAACCTCGAAGCCGTGCGAAAGATCATAGCGGCCACACAAGCCACACCGAATCCCGTGAAGGCTGTCTCCGATCTATTGACTTCCCCCGCTGTTCCGACCGATCTTCTCCAGACAAAACTCATGAAGGACGCCTTCAAACACGAAGCTGGCCCGATGGTGCTCAGTGAAAGACTGGACCCGACTGGAAAGGGAACCGATCTTGCCCGTCTGGAACAGTTTGTACAGGGGGCTGAAACGCCGGGATATGTGGGTGTCGGAACGATGTCAAGAGAGAAAAGAATGGCTCTGTTCACTCCTGAACAGAACGCCGCCATCGACCGTATGGGCACCCTTGGAAAGCATCTGATGAATGTCCTGAATGAGTGGCCCGAGGAGTCCCACGGCAAGATTGCTCAGATCATCCGCGAAGGACTGAGGTTCGAAACCGCCGCATCGACGGCCGCAGGACAGATCGGCCTCAGAGGCGTTCCCAAGACCGGGGGTGCCGTCATGGGTGCCTTCATTCTCACGGCAGTTCCTCGGATACTCAAGTATTTCGCCACCACGCCGAACAGCCCTCAGAAACAGCGAGCTTTGGCGGCCCTAACGACCTTCTTACGTCAGGCCGGAACTCGTACGAGTCAGGGTGCGAGTGCGGTTGTGGCTCCTAAATCGGTAATAGGGGGACAAAAAAATGGGCAAGAACAAAGACGGTGACAAGGTATTCTCCCCGGTCCGCGGGGAAAGGGTCCAGCTTCCCCCGCTTCCGCAGATGCTCTCATATCTGCAAGCGGGGCTGACGGCCGCCGACATCGCCCGTATCCACGGGTGCGCCTCGTCGAGCGTTTACGGGGCGATCCGCCGATATGGCATCGACATCACGGCTCTCCGCACGTTCAAGGGTCGCCGGGCCGACACGCTGGCGCACATCCAGATGCTCGTCACCGACGCCATGCCGGGGAAGGTCGAGAATACCAGCCTCCGCGACCTCGCGACGACCTTCAACATCCTCCACAATGCCGAAAGGCTGGAAAGAGGCCAAAGCACGGCGAATGTTGCCCTTGGGGACGTCTCAGGTCAGTTGTCCGAACTCGACGCAACCATTGCCAAGCTGGAGGCACAGCTGGGCATTTCTGAGCCAGTGGAAACTGGGGGTTCTGAGAGCCTGGACCCCGAAGAACCAAAAAAGATCTGAACGAAAGAACCCCGAGGAGAGATCCTCGGGGTTCTTGTTCTCAGTCGATCAGGGGCATCACACACAGACCCAGCAGGACCAACCCCACCACGATCCGCAGCATCAGCCACAACAGTTCCTTCTCGTTCATCCCCGCACCTCCACGCGCTTTTCCTTCTGGATTCTCATCCAGACGTGTGATCCGGTTCCGCAGCCCATCTCGTCGCAGTTATGGTCCTCTGGGATATCCCTGTCGTCGAACATGATGACAATCTCTCGGCCGGCCTCGTATGCCTCAATCGGCTTTGAGCCCTTTGGAATAGTGTCCAACCGGCACCAGAAGGCATACTGCCGTTTCTTTTCTTGAAGGATGGACAAGGCAGCTTCATTGAGCTTGGTTTCAATATCATTTAATATTTCTTTGGAATTTCTCATTTTTTCACCTCCACGCGCTTCTTGCAGTAGGGACAGACTTTCGGAGGCGCACTCGTATCTTTCGATTCATCGCATCCGAGAATCCATGAGTTTTCTGTCACATTAACAGTCCACACGCACGTCTCCGGCTTATGCTCCGGCGCGGCGTTGGCGAGGGCGGCGCGAATTATCGCCAATGTCTTTCTGGCTTCTATTCGATCGGATTCTCGTTCGGCCTCCGGTAGTTGGGCGTAAGCCGTCTGGCTCTGGCGTTTCCACCTGTCCTCGTAAACTTCGCCCGAAACAGGATGAGTCTTACCTGTCTTTTCGGCTTGGTATTTCATCCATCCAGACCATCGTTCATGCTCCGTCGCGGCCAGATTTTCCAGAAGTTCGGGGCGGCCGAGAACATTTCTCAGCCGCTCGATCTCCGCATCCTTCGCCGCGAGGGCGGCGAGGGCGGAGTAGTCCGTTACAAGAGCCGCGACATCATGCAGGGCGGGGCGAGCCATGGAGGAATCAAACTCCACCAGCTTCCGGCCGCAAGCCAAGGTAGATATGCCGCCGAGATTCCATGCGAGCGTCTCTACTTCTGCTTTCAGCCTCTCGATCTCCGCATCCTTCGCCGCGAGGGCGGCCCGGAGGTCGGCAGCTTCGGAATGGCAGTCCCCGTTACAGCGTGTGCATGTTTTTTCTGTTTTCATTCCCCTTCTCCTTTCATCAGCCCCGCCGCTCGGAGGGCGGCCTCGGGCGTCGTTCCCCTGTTTGCAAAGTCCCGCTCCTTGGCGCACCAGCCGTCGCCGCTGACCTCCGGCTGCATGTGATATAGCCCAGCACCCTCCGGCATTGCCCGCACCGCCCGGCCCAGCGCGGCATCGGCGAGACATGATGGACAGACGCCAAACCCGCCACCGCTGAATGATCCAGTAACGTCAGGCTCGCACGCACGCCGACAGATCAAACATTCTCCCGTAGGTTCGTTCATCTCATCTCCTCCTCGATCAGCTTCCGAGCCAGCCGCACGGCCTCAGCAGGCTTATTCGCCTTGAACACCTCCAGCAGCTCGGCCTCGCCGAGAGCTGCGCGGGCTATACATCGGTAGCACCAGGTATCTTTGGGTTTGGGCTTTCCATTCCACGGTTGCGGATCAAAACACGTTCCAGACATATCCCGCTCGGCAATACATGCCCCTCGGCCTATGTCCACCAGCGCCTTCCGCAGCCGCTCGATCTCCGCATCCTTCGCCGCGAGTGCTGCGCGGAGGCTGGCAATCTCGTCGTCTGCACCGCAGTTCCGGCGTTCGTTGGCCTTCTTCAATCTCTCGTGCATCTCTTGTATCATCCCTGTTCTCCTTTCAGTCCCGGAGCCTTCGGATACATACTTCGTACAATCTCCGCGCACTGTAGTAGAGTCTTTTTTCTGGCGGAGGCGGCGGCGTAGGCGGAGGCGGCGGCGGAGGCGGCGGCGTAGGCGGAGGCGGCGGCGGAGGCGGCGGCGGTGGCGGAGGCGGCGGCGGAGGCGGCGGCGGTGGCGGCGGCGTAGGCGACGGTGCGTCTTATATCGTCTAAAGAGGCCCCATCCTGTCCTCGCGCCCATGCTTCGGCCATATCTATCGCGGCCAGAGGGCGCTGCTCGCCAGCAGGAATATGATCGAGTGACAGACGTGCGCAGGCACACGCCGCCAGAACCAGCTTTTTCCGGCTCTTCGACTCTGGCGGCCCGGCCAAGCGCCCAAGCAGCCAGAGCATCCAGTCGCCACGCTCACACCTATCCCATGCCTCTTGCATGGTTCGATAAGACCGGGCATACTCTACGCCTTCGTCACAGGCGCTCATGCCTATCAACTTCTCGATGATTTTCTTGTTCACCTTTCTTCTCCTTTCATCAGCCCCGCCGCTCGGAGGGCGGCTTCTGGAGTTTCACTTCTGACGATGTCGCCTGAATAACCCTGCCGGAAGGCCCATTCTGGGTTTTGTCTAAACAACGCCATCCCCTCTGTAAAGCACCGCACAGCCCGGCCCAGCCCGGCCCAGCGCGGCGTCGGCACGCAGCCGCTCGATCTCGGCCTTGAGCGCGTCACGCTTTTTCGTAAGTTCGGAAAGCTGATCCATCAGTCCGGATATGCACTCATTTGTCGCGTAGATGCTCATCTCCCGCTCCTTATCCCGTCTGTTCCTACAATATCCCATAGAATACATATTATTGCAGATACGTTTCGCCAGTTCTCTACACTCGTCACAGTATTTACGGACTCGTACGGTGTTGAACAGCCTGCCGCATTGGGCACAGTAGTATTGCATTATTTCTTCCTCCAGAATTTCGTGCCCCCGCGCCACCCATAATCCACCAGCCCCATCTTGAGCATGTTGCCAAGGGCCTTGCTGGTGGACCGGATCGAGACGCCCCAGATCGGGGACAGATCATGAACCGTCGCACCCGCATCCGGGAACTTTGCCAGCCGTTCCTCGCGCAGTTCGGCCGGAGGCCGATTGGCAAGGGGGTCGGGCGGGAACTTCACCGGGGGCAGAATCTCGTAGGTCTCCACGCACCCCCTCGGGATACGCAGATTCGCGCCGACCATCAGATGCAGCCGGGTGAGGGCGTCTCGGATTCGAATGCCCCAACGGGTGGCGGCCTCTACCGGCTCTATCGTTTCGAACTCTCCGAGACCTTCCAGCCAGATCGCCAAAGTCTCAAGAGAGACCTCATTGCGCACGCTCCCCCGGAGAACTTTTCCTCCGCTCAATTCCTTCATATCACCTCCGCAGTTTTCTCATTGATTTGCTCGGGCCAACTCAGCACCGATCATGTGGTAATAGTAACACGAAATATGAAGGGTGTCAACTACTTTTGAAAAATCTTGCGCCCGATCGAAAACCGTGGTAAAGTGAGCCTTGCGTAAGTGTCCATCTCCTCCGTTCGCAATATCCTCTCATGATTTCGACCCGCCGGTTTCACTCCCGGCGGGCCTTTCTTTTACATCCGCGCTCTTTGGATCTCGAACAGAACCTTTCCCGCCATGTCGGCCGGAGAACCTTCGTTGATGACGATGGGCAGTTTGGGGTACTTTTCGTCGATATCGTAGAAGGAATGCGCTTCTTCGATATTGGCAGCGCAGTATCCCGGCCGTTCCAGCCGGATAACCACGCCGCCTTTGCTGAGGACCCACTGGACCTCGTTCGGATACCTGACATCCGTGATTACCACGTTGTCCTCGGCCTGCACGCCTTTTCGAACCATCTGGTAAATCAGACGTTTGATCCAGTAGTCTGGATCAGTCGCCCTCATACCAGCCCCGAGGGCGACCAGCAGGGGCCGCCACCGCTCCTTGAACGCCGGATCGGCCCAATCTGCCGTCACGCCGATCGCCGCCAGCATTGCCGTCGCGTCGATCTTGAGAGCATCTGCAAAAGCCCACCGCTGATACCCCGGCATGTGGGCCGCGCACGTGTCCTTCCCGACCTGTGCATACCCACAGAGTCCGACTTTCATTCGGCTTCCTCCGTTCCACCCGAACCGCCAATCGGCGTCAGTGCGGCAACCATGCGGGCCTCGCACGTATCGGCCTCGGGACACCATGCACACCCGAAGTTCGGGGCGGCGAGCATCCGTTCTAGCCCCTTGCCTTCGGCTTCCCGCATCTGCATGGCGCGTATGCTGACCCACGACATGACCCACTGCATCAGCGAGTCGGTCACCCGGTACTCGTACAGGATCGTCTTGAACTTCGGCAACCAGTCGGCAGGGCGGGGTTTCTTCGTGGGCCGCTCGGTCGGCCGGTAGAGCACATCGACGGCGAGCTTCTGAGCCCGTTCGGCCAACGCATAGATGCCGGTCTGGATGAACCACTCGGGTTTGAGCCGGTTGTCGGAGGTCGTCTTGAGATCCTTCACAACTCGGCGCAATCCGTTCGACTCAGTGTACAAGAGATCAATGTAGCCGATCAGGGGTAGGTGAATCTCGCCGGTTGCGCCATACATGTCGGCCAGCGTTCCCCACTGCTCGGGGGTGATTTCGATCTTGCGCTGAGCCACGATGGTGCCGCCGGTTTCCTTCGTCCAGACGCCGGGAGTCTTGAGGTAGACACTGACCGCCGCGTCAATCTGGCGAAGCATCTGCGGGTCCGTGATCTGCACACGGCTATTATCCTCCTCGGTCGGCTCCTTTTCGTTCACCGCGCCGATGGCTTCGATCACACGAGCTTCAAACGCAAGGCCGAAGGAGGCAGCCTCTCCGGACTTCTGTTTTTTCCCGAGAATGCGCTGGGAGTACCAGCTTTTCGGGCACCGGTCGAACTGGGAGATTGCGGAAAAGGACAGATGGGGTTGAACCAGTGTGACTTTGGTCATTTCGTTCCTCCGAATCTGGCGACTGAGTTCTCGGCGTGGGCGGCCTTCGTGATGATGTGCTTTAGGATGCGGTTCTTGCAGGCGTCACAGAAATCACCCGATACCTCGATGCGAACCGACAGGAGGGCGTTTTTCGGGGCGGTCGGATCTCCGGGATAGATGCCTTCGGGCGGTATGATGGATATGCCGTCGATGATCTTGGCGGGCTGTGTCTGAAGGACCGTGTTGCAGAGGTCACAGAAAATTCTTGTACTCATATTTGCTCCTTTATTTGTCGGCCCAGACTTGGGTCTCTTTGATGTCGAAGTGGATACAGCGTAGAACCTTTCTCCACACCTCAGTGAATCTCTCTACTTCCGCTTTGATGGCGGGCCAAGAGTAATTCGTATGGGGCGAGAAAACTATTTCGTCGTGTAGGTTCAGCATCGGGGTTCTGTATTTATCCCAGATTTCAGCCATCAACATCTTCGTCAGGTTCGCGCCCGTAGCCTGTACCTTTGCGTTACCGCGTTGCCGCATGACTGCCTGTTGGATTGCGAGAGCCCCACCGAGGAGGGCCGACTTCACCGCGCCATCGTAGGTCTGCATGCCCTTCTCGGGAGTCCGAAGAATCTGTCCGTCTACGCCGGTCGGAATCCCCGTGCCGCCCAACTGCCACAGCACTTCGGCAACAGCGGCCTCGAAGTCCCAGCGCATCCGGTAGCCTGTCATGTCCACAACCTCGCGGGCCATGCGCTTCACGGACTCACGGCCCCAGTGCTCGGTGTCGGCCGTCAGAGTCTCCTTCTCAAGTTGTTTTCGGAACTCCGCGAAACCCTTGTACCTGTCATAATATCGGTCCATCGCTTTCTGTCCCTCATCCAGAGAGACTCCAAGGACTTCAGCGAGCTTCGGGGCGGCACAGAGATACTGGATGCCGAAGTTGCAGGCTTTCGTTGCCTTTCGCATTTCAACCATTTCAGGGTCTTTTTTATCCACCATGTCCTTGATGTATTCATAGGTCCAGCCGTTCTTGACGGCTTTCGGTTGCATCAGGGATGCAGTCATACAGTGCGAATCAACACCGTGCTCGATGTCGTAGAACATCGAAGCGTCTTGGTACACATTGGCTCCGAGGATAACCTCAAACTGGCTCCAGTCACCGACAGCCGCCGCGCCCATCGCGGCCCGGATGCCGATGCCCCTCTTAGCCTGCGGGATGCCCTGCCAGTTCAGGCCCGCCTCGCCAGCCATGCGGCCGGTGCGGGTGCCCATGACCCTCAGAGTCGGGTGGGCTCGCCCGGTGCGGCACTCCAGCACCTTCTCGACCTGCAACAGCCGTTGCGTGTATGCCGTGAAGTCCATCATTGCCTTGGCCGGGACTGCTGACGGGCGGCCGGACTCTGCCACGATCTTCAGGATTTTCTTGGCCGACGAGGCTATCAGCGGATCATACTTGCGGAGCAGTTCGAGCTTCTGCTTCGGGCTTTTGAGGTTCACGCCTTCCAGCGTTTTCTCGGCCTTCTCGATCTTTTTCTTGTACTCGACCCTCGTGGCTTCAAGCACCCCTCGATCCAGCGGGTAGCCGTAGTAGCGGGTGTAGGCCACGATGTGGGTACAAGTAGAATGGTGGTCGGGGGTGGGGAAGCCGAGTTTCTCCTCCAGTACCTTCAGGAACCAGATATCTAGTTCCGCGTACTTCCAGAACGGGTTTGTGGGGTCGGACATGATCGTGTCACATTGGAGTTCGACGGGGCCATGAACTTCGGGGTCAGGGTAGGGAAGCCACGGCTTTTCGGAGCCCTTGGGCGGCAGGGGCCACAGTTCTTGGAGCTTCAGGGTGGCGAGCCCATAGACCTGCATGAGGTTCTTCAGAGACATGCGTCCGTCGAGCGTCCAGCAGAGGGTCACAAGGTTCTTGTTGCCCTTGACTTCCTTCTCATGTCGCTTTAACTCAACCACCCGAGGTAGCAGGGGTCGTAGAACTTCTTCAACCCGAGAAGCGACAACGCCCGCGACACGTCGCGGGATTCTTCGGACCGCCGCAATGCTTCGTGAAGCTCCTTTTGCAAACGCAAAGGGGGCGAGGGGAGAGTGATCGCAACTTGCGACGTAGAGATCGAGGACTTTACATCTGAGCGGCTGGATCGGCCGTTCCTTCGAGTCATATTCGTATCCTTCCAGTTTGTGAATCAATCTATAAAGATGAAACAAATCATGAGCAGCATTGTATGCAATGAAAATGGTAGCGGGATTGTCGAGTATCTTCCAGAATTGTTCCAATTTGTTACAGAGTTCCTTATCCTGTTCCCACCCGCGAAACAGAGGTATAAATTGAACCATACCATCATCTATTGCATATTGAATGAGCTTGGTTGGCCCCATCAATCCTACAGATTCAGTATCACAATATATCTTCATCTATTTTAATCTCCTCCTTTCCGCAACATCCGCAGATCAAGCGGTCGGGCAGATCCCATACCTGCCAGCCGCAGACCGGGCAAGGCTCATTCTTTTTCAAGGGCTTTTCTGTTTTCACAGAGCCTCCAGTAGAATCTTTTCGATCATGGCCGAGGACAGGTCGTTGTGTGACTTCAGCAGGTCCAGCTGTTTCTCGTCGAGGGTGCCTTCAGCGATCACGTCCACGATCTGCACACCCCGGCTCTGTCCCGTGCGGAACAGTCGCCCTTCTGCTTGGGTCCGGTCGGTCGGATTCGTGGAGTTCGACACGAAGATGCCAACGCGAGCCCGCTGTTGGAGCCCGTCTATGCCCGAGCCCATACGGGAGTTGATGATGATGACATCTGTTTCGCCGGACAGGAACCGCTGGACCTGATAGCCGATGTCTGCGGTGTCACCGGAGACGACGGCAGGGGCAGGTTTGCCGGGTAGTGTGAGCTTCGTCGCGAGGGCGGTGATTGTCTCGCGCCATGCGGCGAAGATCACCACGGGTTCCCCAAGGCCCTCGACGAACTCGGCAACCGCGTTCACCTTGTTCATGTCCAGACGGATCACCCGCTGGTCATCATCCATCACGAAGCCGTCTGAGAGCATACGGGCCTGCGTGATGCGCTTCGAAGCACCCTTGAGGGTGGCGGCCCCCTTCGTCACCAGAGCCCAATCGGCCGGGTGCGGCGTCGTCAGGCGGGTGTAGGTGACAGGCGGGAGGTGCTTGAGCAGGTCCGAGGTGTTCACGCGGAACACGAAGGGGCCGACATACTGGGCGACCTTCGCCACGTTCCATGAATCGTTCGGGGTCACGTATGCCTTGCGACCGGCCTTCACTTCCTTCACCTCGGTGGCCTCGCTGAACAGGAACCTCCACGGGATTTCGGAGGTCGGCACACAGCCGGGGCGCACCACGTCGAGCCAACGCCAATCGAGAGGACCGGCGGCCGAGGTCGGGGTTCCGGTGAGGGCTACGACGATCTGTGCCTGCTTGCTCAGTTCCCTCGCCCGTTCGGCGCGGAGGGTGTCAGGGTTCTTCACCAGCAGTGCTTCGTCGAGGATCAGGACGTCCACCGGTTGGATTCGATGTGCGCTTTCGTAAGTCGATATAATCGGGCAGGGGAGTCCCCACTTTTCGGCATCCCTGCGCCACGTATCGTGCGTGTGACGCGGAGCGAGAACCGCAGAGCGATCACCAAGGCTCGCGAGAAGGAGTGAAGGGAGCGTCTTACCACCTCCGAGACTGACCACTGCGGCCCTGCGGTAATCAAGGCTTGCATTAAGACAACCCACAGCATCAGCAATAAAACGGTACTGCCAAGGGTAAAGCCGAGATACGTCAAAATCTCCAAACACCCCTTGCAAATCGACGTTGCGCCCATAAAACGTCTGCTCCTTGATGAACATACCCTGAAGCACGAACCGAATCCATTCGGCCTTCGGGGTGATCCAGTAGAATCTGCCAGCCGGGTCATTGACCGCTTGCAACGCGAGTTGCCGCTTCAACAGGTCCGAGGGTTTGCCATGAATCCAGTAGTACTCGCCGGGTCGGATCGGGGTATTCGTCTTGTACCGGAACCAGCCCGGCCCTACGCTCAGTTCTTCAATCATTGTATTCCCCCAAATATAGCATGCCGCGACCCGATATAATCTTGATCTTCATGCCGTAAAGCTTGCCGGGATCGAGGTATTTACCCTGCCGGTAGACCGCTATGCAGTCCTTGTTGATCTCAAAACCTCTCTTCGTCTCGGCCTTGAGAGCCGCGAATATGTCCCCGGACATGAATATCGTCGTGGGAGATTTCCCGGTTATCTCAGTCAGGCAGTCCCAGACATCCAGAACGACTTCCTGTATCATACGCTCCTCCCTGATAGAAAGGGCCGGGAAGGCTGAATCTTCCCGGCCCTCGACGTGGATTACTGCTTGGCCCACGCCTCGAATTTGTCTTTGCTTGCGGAGAGGACAGCCGCGATGCACTCGGCCTGCTCGGGGGTCAACTCGACAGTCTCATGCTGAGTGAACCGCTTCGGGTCCAGATACGCTTTGTTGGGGTCGTTCTTGGAGGTCGTGAGGTTCGCGGAGTGATCCTCAACGGTGACCTTGAGGCCGAGGTTGTTCTGGGCGCGAGCCTGATGGAGAGGGCGGTTCCAATAATCCTTCAAAACCTTGAAGGCCGGGAGTTCAGCGATGACAGCCTTACCTGCGGCGTCGATGATGCCGACGATGAAGCTGATGCCACGCTCGGCCATGGGGTCGATGCAGTGCTGTTCGTAGACGGCCGCCGAGGCATCGAATCCGGTGCCCATCGACTTGTAAGCCCGCTCGTACTCGTTCTCGATCTTGCCGCCGACGTTCTTCTGGACGAGCTTGCGGGAGGCGTCACGGGCGGCGATGACGGTCATGGTGTAAGGCGCGGCCACGGTGTCGAACTTGGAGCCATCGAACAGGCCGACGCGGAACACGTTCGCCATGGTGAAGGGCTTGCCGGGTTTGACCTCGATGGGGTAGGGGATTTTCACCTGCGGGAGCAGATTCGACATCTGCTTGGGGGCCTCGACGTTGAACAGGTTCATCGCGGAGAACCCGGCGAGAGCGTTCGCGACAGGGGCAACGGGTGCGATCTCTTCGGCGGCGGGGACGACGGTTTCAGCGGTCTTCACGTTCTTGATAGCCATAATTCTTGTACTCTCCTTCCGGTGTTTCAGGCAACCGGAGAGCCTTGCCGGTGCCGGGGCCAGCACTGCTGGACTCCCGGCATCCGGTTGAATCACTTCTCAACACCGAGAACGAACCAGATCAGACGAGCCGACTTCGACAGGCGGGCACCGAGCTTCACATGGGCTCCGACCATCACGCGCACCGGGCCGGTGCTGTTCTTCAGGCTGGCGATGAGCTCGCCTCCGAAGCACGCGGAGGAGATTTCAGGGGCAAGGCCGGTGATGCGAGCCACATCGACGGTGACGGTGCCATCTTCGCGGCGGGCGGCGTTCAGTTCGTCCTTGAACGAGGCCGGGGTGTCCGTCAGTTCCATGAAGGTGTAGACCGGAACCCTGTCGCCCTCGTCGTTCTCCATCCAGCGGGTGAAGCCGAGGGTGAACACGACTCCGACGCCAACGGGCTTGATCTCGACCTCGTTGATCCCATGCTTTCGGATCAGATTGTTCGTGGCGGCCTCACGGGCCGCCTTGTAATCCAGCGGGGCATGAGCGGTTTCCTGCACCGGGGCGGGGCCGGGAGTCGGAGCCGGGGCGGGTTCGGCCTTCTTGCGGGTGCGGGTGGCCTTCGGGGTCTCGGTCACAGGGGCAGGAGCGACCGAAGGCTCAGGAGCAGGTTCCTGCACAGGCGCAGGGGCCACGGGAGCGGGAGTCGGGGCAGGCTTCGCGAACATCGAGGGGTGGGGTTTCGTGATGTCCACGTCACCTGCCGGTTGAAGGCGGCTCCTGCGGAGGGCTTCAGCTTTCTCCAGCGAGGGCATGACCTTGAAGGTGGTCTGCTCGTTGCACTTGGGGCAGACGGCCGGAGGCAGGGTCGCCATGTCGTGTTCATGGACCTGATTGCACCGGTCGCAGACGAGGAAGCGGATTGAGCCGTTCGGCACTGCCGAGGCCGTGGGCGAGTTGATGATCTGGTTCACAATGTCCATCGGGTTCGCGTGTGTCATTTGTTCTCCTCCATGTTACTCTTTCGCGGTGTGGGTATCAATGAACTGCTCGGCGTTCTCGATCTTGGGCTCGAAACCCTTCCAGAACTCCTTGAGCCCTGCTTCGAGAAGCCGGGAGCACATCGCGCTCACGCTCCGCTCGTCCTTCAGCGCGGCCTGAATGAGCCGCGCGCGTACCATTTCATCAATGGAAACCGTTATGCGTGATACTGCCATTGGTATTACTCCTTTTGAGATTGAAATTTATAGAGCTTCCGAGTCTTCGGCCCCTCTGACAAGGAGGATTCGCATGTGTCAGCATACCGAGCTTGTTGCCCGCTCAGAAACTCTCAGGGACGGGGGAGGGACTCGAACCCTCGGCCTCGGCAAGCTGATTGGTACTGCGACTTTCGCCGTGCTCCCATTTCCGCGCTCTTCCAACTGAGCTACCCCATCCATGTTCCAACGATTCGCTTTTCAAAGAACCCGGCTTCCAGTCCGACCGATCAACTTCCGTCGTTCGATGTTACGAAGATAACACGAACGTGCCGATGTGTCAACATATTTTTTATGAGGCTTGCATATTTTTCAACTTCGGGTTATATTCATTTTGCTGAAACATTCAGCGAAGGAGGAAACAGATGGAAAACTTTTCAAAACTGGTAGACTGGTTGTCGGCCTGCCGCCCCAAGGGAACGGCTCCCCAGATCGGTATGGCAGACGAGACGAAACGCGCACTGGGCTGGTGGCCGGGGAACCGGCTTCAACAACTTCTCGGTCTTCCGCCTGCTCGACAGAACCTTGTGAAGTTCCTCGGATGCACGAACCGGGCGTTTGGCAGCCCGCTGACCCCCCAGCGGGAACAGCCCGGGACTCTGTGCTGGTCGGGGCTCGACATCGACGCAGACGATAACCCCCACATGACGACCGACACGCTATTCGACACGGTATTCCAGAAGGTCGAGAACTTTGGGTCCATTCGGACATCGTGTGGCGGCCGGGGTCTGCATGTGTTTTTCCGGTATCAGAAGCCCTATCACTTCGACCCGGGCACGCCTTCCTCGACCCTCTCCCGCATCACCGCTCGGCTGTCGAAGCCGTGGGCTGATCTTCTCGAGAATGTCGGCGTGAAAATCTGCAAGCGGGATTCGAGGATGTTCTGGCTGATGGGCGGGGCGAATAGGTGGGTCTATCGAACGGATTCCCTGATCCCGACTGAACTTGTGGACGTGATGGTGAAGGGCAATGTGACGATTATGGACGAGGGCGACCGGGTTCGAACCCCCGAGAACCTCGGGGAGTTCGTGAGCAAATGGCTCCGCGCCCTCGGCGTCTTCCCCGGCCCTGTCTACGTTGGCGACGTTGTGACTCGCTTGCGTGCGCTCGGGGAGAAGGTTTCCACGAAGTCGAAGATGTCTGGCAACGGTCAGGTCAATGGCTACATCGACTGCGGACCCGATTGGATTCAGTTGTGGTCATACGCTGACGGCCATGCGATATGGCGCGATCAGGACGTGGGCGGGATGTTGGGCGAGTAACGCGCGGAGTCACTTCGGACCTTGTGCCCGATCAAGTGAAGCCGTAAAATGAAAAGACCCCTGGAGCAATCCGGGGGCTATTCCATAAACAGGAGTTCGATATGTCGGTGAACATGATTATAGACGAAACCACTGGTGAGATCAAGCCCTTCACAGGGGAAATGCCGGGTGCCAAGAAAACCAAGGCCCCGAAGAACGTGGAACACGGCGAGGCAGTCGGGCCGAAGTCGGGAAAGAAGGGCAAGAAGAAGGACTACGCCATGCTCGCCCGAATCTTCATCGGCGCGTACGGCTCGAACCTCGCGTTTCAAGGTGGGTCGTTCTTCTTGGAGACGCCGGGCGGCTGGGCCGACGTGACGGACGACTTCATCAAGAAGGCCCACACCTTCATCGGCGGCAACGCACATCGGGAGTTCCTGCCGATCCTGCGTGATTTCCTGAAGATTCCCGAGGTGTCCACCTGCGCCCGGTCCTCGATTTACTATGAGAGAATCCCCGCAGTGGACTCGGAGGGCAACGTACTGCCGGGGAAACGGGGCGAGTGGCGGCCGTTCTTCCTTGAGAAATCCGAGGTGATGCTGACGGATGGCATCTACGACATCCTGAAGGACGAGCTGAAGCCGTTCGGTGGCCGGTGCATCTACGGGCCGCGCGTCTCGATGCCGTGGCTGACCGAGGACGACGAGCCCGCCCGGTGCGTGGAGTTCGAGCAGATGGTGACCCGAGCCTTCCCCGATGCAGAGATGCGGCGGCACTTCCAAGAGGTTCTCTCAACGATCCTCCAGCCCCACGTCATTCTGCGCGGCAACATAATCCTCTGGGGCTCGCCGGGAAGCGGCAAGACCACGCTGGCGACCGCGATTGCTTGCGCCCCGGCCGGTGCCACTGGTGTGTCATTCATTCAGGAAGCCGAGCTGGTCAAAAGCAAGTGGAGTGCCGCTGGCCTGCTGAACCGCTTCACCAACATCAGCGACGACTCCCCCGTAGTGCAGGGCTGGCCGGGATGGGTGAAAGCCTACACGTCTGGCAACCTTCGGCTCGAACTCAAGTACATGCAACCCTACCGCGCCCCGGCGACCGCCAAACTGATCTCCACCTGCAACGAATTGCAGGATTCTGCTGACGCGAGCGGGGCGATGGTGGACCGGATGTTCCCCTTCCACGTCACGAATCGAATAGCGGGCCGCTGGGACGCAGAGAAGATGACCGTGGAATATTGGTCGGAGCCGACCCGCCGCGCGGGTGTGGTGAACTGGTTGCTCGACGGGCTGATCCGTCTGCGCGCCCGTGGCGATTTCGACATTCCGAAGGCATGGGAAGAAGAGAAACAAGTCGCTGTTTGTCTTTCCGATCCTCTGGAGGCATGGCTCCGCGACAACCTTGAGCGCGGTGAGGGCGCTCTGAGCCGCGAGGACATCCTCTCCCGTATCCCCAACAAGTTCCCCATCGGCCGCTCGCTCGACATGCAGCTGGCGAGCTACATGAAGCGGCTGTTCGGCTCCTCGTACGAGCGCAAGCGGGTGAACGGCGAGCGCGTCCGGGTGTTCGAGGGGATTATCTGGAAGAACTGACCTCTGTCCCAACTTGGCCCAACCTTGAATAAAGGTTGGGCCTTTTCTTTTCAGCCCCCAACGCAGGGCTACCCAACCTGTCCCAACCGTCCCAACCTTATCTACACCTTTTAAGAAAACAACCGGGAGGCGCAGGAGCGATCACCCCTTGTCCCAACCTTGGCCCCCTGTCCCAACCTTTGTCCCAACTTTTTGGCTAGGTTGGGACACCCTCCCGCCCGCCCCACATCAGCTATCAGCTACCGACATGTCCCAACCGTCCCAACCTTCAACATGCTTCTTTAAGAAATAGAAGAGGATATAAATATATAAGAAAGAGAATTGAAAAAGGTTGGGACGTTGGGACAAACCTGTAGTGATGCGGGTTTGCGGTGAAAAAGGTTGGGACAGAGGTTGGGACGTTGGGACAATCCGCTGTGGGAAAGGGTTAGCCGAGGGCAAAACGGGTTAGCCCCGCGTTGGAAGCTGGTAGCTGAGAGCCTGCCGCCCTGGAATGCGCCACTGGAAAGACTTGGAAAACATTTTAGGATTTGCCGACAGGCCAAATACTCGAAAATCAATCGTGTGCCACTGGAATGTGTTTGGCTGAAAAATTGGCGGCCCTACCCCACCCGCACGCCCACGGGCGCGTTGGAGATAAGAACAAAGCATACACCGAGAGAACAGGAAACCGGACGCGCCGATAGCCTTATAAAGCACGACATGAAGCGGGCGAACAGCCGAAAAACTTTTTTCAGAAATGCGAAAAATTACATTGACAAATAAGACGATATATGAGATATTTATACCATAAGGAGGAACGAACTGACCCGACCCGCACGGCGAACCCGCCGGAACAGCCAGACAAGGAGAGTAAAAATGCTCGACATGAACAGATTGCCAGAGATGACCGCCGCGCTTGAAGCGTTGAAAGACGGACTTAAAGCCGCGCTTGAATCCGATCGAAACGGGAAACCGATAAACTGGAAACCGATTGATGCCGCCGAAGACGAGATACGCCGCCTGCAACAAGCCGCCAGAATGTAAAAACGAAAGGACAATAAAACCATGAGAACCCCACAAACCCCACGAACCCCACGAACCCCACGAACCCCACGAACGGCACGTATCACGAACACCCGAAACATATGGCAGACGATTTATGAAGGATTGATGCAGTGTGGCGCGAGCCACGCCGACGCGCTCGCCGCCGCAGAACGCATAACAGCGCGATACAACACTGGAGAATGGACACACCCCGACACAATCGAACTGCCGGAATACTGGTATCACTGTCTGCATGTTAGCAAGGAAAACCCGCTGTTGTGGTGTATCTTCCCCGACCCGACGGCGATGATTGCCGACCGCCCCAGGCAAACCAGACCTGCAAAATACATACGGCTCATGCTGGAGAAATCCGGCGCATACTCTGACGATGCCACCGTGCAGGCAATGGTCGAGTACGCCCTAGGCGGCGCAGATGATAACATCTTACACATCATCGACGAGCCTACACCCGACCAGATAGAGGCAATATACACCAACCATCGCGAGCATCCGAGCTTGCAATACGGATACGGTGTGCATACGTCCTGTATGTCCTATCCCGCCGAGCACTACAACTCCCCCTATCACCCCGTCAGAGTCTACGCTGGGAGGGAAGGCGGAAATGGAATCGGAATTGTATACAGCGCAGACGAGCACGGCAAGACCTATGCTAGAGCAATATACAACACTGAAACCCGGCAATACCCGAGATGCTACCACACGGCACGCCCGGGCAGCAGCGAAACCGAGGCACGCGACGCGTGGATTGCAGCCCTTGAACGCGCCGGTTTCGAGCAGAGCAGTCGGGCGCTTGAAGGATGTTATCTCAGGATTGACGAAGATGGTGACCGCATTATAGCCCCTTACATCGACGGATGCTATCAGGACGTGGACGATGACGGCCAAATCGGAGACTGCGGTATATATTGTTGCAACCACACCAACGGACACAGCGACCATCGCGTCGATAGGATCGCTTGCCCCCATTGTGGCGATTATTTTGACGCCGACGATGGTGCATACATGCCGGACGGGACGGAATACTGTTGTTATGGTTGCGCTAACGCGGACGGCTGGCGTTGTTGTGCCCGATGCAACGAAGACTATTACAGCGAAAATGAAGGACTCACCACCGAAGACGGACATGATTATTGTTGCGAGGATTGCGCACGCCGCGCCGGATATGTGCAATGCAACGAATGCAGATCATGGATTGATGCTGATAATATGGATATACTCGCCCGAGATGCTATTTTTTGTTGCGAGAGATGTGCCGAGAGATCGGGATTTACCCCTTGCGACGATTGCGGAGTCTACACGGCAGCATCCGATCTGGAGGAGCGCGAGGACGGCGCATATTGCCCCGATTGCATAGACGACCAGCCCGACCAGCCCGACTTGCCCGACTTGCCCGACTTGCCCGGCATCGATGCCGCTACCACAACGGAGGTAACCGTATGAAGATACACGAGATTTTATCACTACGCAGACCATACAACGGCAACGGTGAAACCTACCTGCTAGAGGCAATCAGGCGAATCACCAAAGGCACTCAAGACGCCATCGGCAACGTAACGGCCCAAATCGGCAACAAACCTCAAGTATGTTTCATCGCACACGCTGACACGGTTGATACGCGGGAAGGAGTCAAACCGATACACCGTGACGGCCCCATACTCTACACAAGCCCGAAAGAAAATTGCCTTGGAGCCGACGATGCCGCCGGAATATACATCATGTTGGAGCTATTCAAACGGGGAATACCAGCTTTATATCTTTTCACGACCGGGGAAGAACGAGGCGCAGTAGGAGCACGCGCATACACAATGCCAGATCATGTAAGAGCGTGTATATCTCTCGACCGGGCCGGATATACAGACGTTATAACACACCAAGCAGGCCACAGATGCACGAGTGATGCCGCCGGAACATGGATTGTGGAGCGCCTGCAAGGATATAAACTCTCGAAGAATGGGGTATTTACGGATTCGGAAACATTCTCCGATTCCGTCCCCGAATGTCTTAACTTATCCGTAGGATACGAGCACGCGCACACATCGGCAGAGACGCTGGATATCCGGCATGTCCGTAATCTGATAGACCAACTCGCCAAAATAGACTGGGGCGATATGCCGATTGAGCGCGACCCGAGCGAGCCGGATATGGAGCACCGCGCCCGTGACTGGTATACAACGACCCGGTATAGTCGGGAAATTGATTTCATGGACTACCAGCCGGACGGATACGCCGCCCCGGACGATTGGAGGACTTTTGACATGTTATGCCGGAGTGACGAGAAGTGGTAATGGCACAACAACGTATTGACATTGGTGCAAAGGCCGCCGAACTCGCAGCCGCGATTCTTAAAAACTCTCCCGACGCGCATAAACTCGCCGCCGAGCTTGCTTACATGCTACGCCCCCCATAGGGTGAATAACCCGAGATACTGGCTAGAGCCGAAACCGGATACC